GATGTGGAAACAACAGCCGCGCTGGTGGCTGAGATCAAAAGGCTGATTGACGTTGTTGGTGGCATGGCCTCGGCACAGCCAGCGCAGGAGCCTGAGGCATGGATGCACCCTGATGGCCGCTTGTGGTTATTTGGGCGTGGTTATGACAAATCAACTTTCACAATCCCCCTTTACAGCACACCACCCCAGCGCCCGTGGGTAGGGCTGACGGATGATGAGATTCAAGAATGTTGGGACACACCTTTAACCCCTTACGGAATGCAACACGCAAAAGAGATGGTAGCCAAACTCAAGGAGAAGAACAGTGCAAATTGAAGAAGCGGCCACAGCCATCCGAGCAAGGGGGAACACATGAGCTTAGACGTTACTTTGAGTAAAAGCGTTTACAGCGCAAACATTACCCATAACCTTGGCAAGATGGCGTCCGAAGCTGGAATCTATCAAGCACTATGGCGACCAGAAGAAGAGGGCTATTATCAGGCCAGCGATCTTATTGAGCCATTGACAAAAGGGTTGGCTCTGCTAACCGCAAACCCAGAAAAGTTTAAGGCATTCAACAGCCCTAATGGTTGGGGTATTTATGAGCACTTTGTTCCATTTGTTGCAAAGTATCTTGAGGCTTGCGTTGCACATCCAAACGCAAATATTGAAGTAAACAGATAATGTATAGCTACAACAAACAAGTGAGAGAAGTATTAAAAGCACATCCAGTCAGCGAGCCGGTAGCAAAGCCGCTGACGGATGAGCAGCTTGCAATGCTCAACTTCCTCTACGGCTCCGGCGAATGGGATGGGGTTTGGTTTGAGCAGCCGCACCCAAAAAAGAAGGGCGCGTTTTGGTGGCGTAGCGATTTGCGTCGGTTGTTTGGTGACGCACCCAGCGAGCCTGACTGCCCAAAATGCGGAAACAACCGCCAGGTGTGGAATAACCAAATTACTGGTCTGAAAACCTGTCACCGAGTTAACTGCCACACGGTTATTCAAGATTTCCCACCCGCACCACAGCGTCCGTGGGTAGGGCTGACGGATGAGCAATTTACAGAATCCGCACGACTGGCTGAAGATGGGAACTACTTGGTGGCATTTCAACGCATCCAGCAATGGCTCAAGGAGAAGAACACACCATGAACCAACGAGACATTGAACTTTCTGAAAAAGCGGGGTTGTTAGGCCCAACTAGTCGAGTAGGAAATGCACATGAGGCTACAAAAAAACTCATTGCTCTTATTCGAGCTGATGAACGCCAGTCTTGTGAGAATGCGGTAGTACAGGCGGTAGAAAAAGGTTTGCAAGCTGCAATTGAATGGGAGCGTGAGGCTTGTGCGAAGGTGTGTGAAAGCTACGCAGCGGCAAATACATCTTGGACAAAAGCAGCCGTTAACGACTGCGCCACAGCCATCCGAGCAAGGGGCAACAAATGACCGAACAACACGTCAAAATTGCTTTAATGCACCTGTGCAAGCCTTCCGTTTTGGACAGCGACTTCAACGTTGTGGCCTTTCATGCCCTTTGCGACAGACTCAAAGAAATTGGTGCTACCGAGGAATGTGAGGCTTGTGCAAAGGTGTGCGAGGAGGCCCCTGAACCTGATGGCGCGGATTTAGCAAAGCGCATCCGAGCAAGGGGTGATAAATGACCAAACCTTCATGGTCCACAAAGATGCGCAAACTGCTGCGTGAAGAGTCGGACGGCATGACACTGAAGGAGCTTTGCGAGATGCTACAGGCACCCTACGACTCGCTTTACGATGCGATTTACAAGATGCCTGATGCCTACATTGACCGGTGGACCGAAGCCAACCAGTACGTAAACAGCGAATCCATTTGGTGTGTAGTAATACCGCCAGCCCATTGCCCACGACCCAACCCAAAGGAAACAGAATGACCTATGCATTACTTGATGAACAACAACGCATCCGACTGCGCGACCTTAGTAAGGTTCGTAAGGACAAAATGTATACAGCAACACCCAATGTTGCACTGGAAAATTACATCCAAGAGCTGCATAATATGCACCCCGAATGCTTCAACGCTACCGCTTCAGAATTGAGGGATCGAGTGTTTTTTGATGAACCATCCCTACCTATTCTTTATGAGCGGCACGTTCGACCCATCACCCAATCCCCTTACCGCAACCCTCGTGCATGAACAACATCCCCAACTTTGCCGCCTGGAGCCACAGCAACCTGTTTAAGTTCGCAGAACAATCTTACGTTCGGATGCAAGAGCAGCATGAGGCCATCAAGCAATTGCAAGGCGACCTCAAAGATGCAATGGTCCAAGTAAGAAAATTATTGAAGGAAAAAAATGACTGAAAAAATCTCCTTGGAGAAAATCCGCCTTGATGGTGGAACGCAGCCCCGCAAAGAGCTGGATGACAACCTTGTCCAGCACTACAAAGATCAGTTATTGGACGGGAAGCAATTCCCAGCAGTCGATTTGTATTTTGACGGTAAGCATTACTGGCTCTCTGACGGCTTCCATCGTGTCCACGCTCACACAAAGGCCGGTTACAAAGACATCTTGTCGGACGTTAAAAAAGGAACCAAGCGTGACGCATTCATTGCATCACTCAAGGCCAACTCTACCCACGGAAAGCCGCGCAGCCCAGAAGAGGGGCGCTACGTTGTTCAGATGGCTATCGAAGACATTGAGCTTGGAGAATTGTCTGACAGGCAGATTGCTGAAGTTTGCGATGTAAGTGCCATGACTGTCGGGCGTGTACGTAAAGCTCTTGGCCTGGAGAAGACCTCCACCATCGGCAAAGATGGCAAGCGCCGCGATACCGCAAGTATTGGACGCAAGCCGGTCGCCCAGCCAGTAGAGCCTGACTATGAAGAACCAAGCGAGGAAGAAAAAATCAATGAGCTGGCTACAGAATTTGGCGTGATCTCGGAAGAGAATACTCGGCTCAAAGATATGCTTGCAGTTCAGTCGATGCCTGTTTCCGAAGAGGCAAAGCAGGAGGCGCAAGACACGATCACGATGTTGCGTGAGCAGGTTAAAGACCTTGAGGCACAGCTCCATTCAATGACCCAAAGTCGGAATGAGTTCATGTCCAAGAACGCCGAAATGCTGAAGCAGATCAACTACTGGAAGAAACGCGCAGAGAAGTAAATACCGAAGCTGGGCGGTTTCCCAGTAGGAGAGAACATGAAATTAGCAATTGATAGAACGCTAGAGAAAGTTGTCCGTATTCCTTTTTCAGGATGCTGGATTTTTATGGGCGCAGTCAACGAAGCTGGTTATGGCATCGTTGGAACTGGAAGGCGAGGCGAGCCAAATGATCGCGCTCATCGCATTACATACCGGCATTTTTGCGGGGAAATTCCGAGCGGTATGCTGGTATGCCATGAATGCGATACGCCATCTTGCTGCAATCCTGAGCATTTGTTTTTAGGTACGCACAAAGACAATACTCGGGACATGATGCACAAGCATCGGAACAGCCTGCCACCTCGCAACCCTCATGTTGTCGGATCTGTTCACCCAGCGGCAAAGCTTCACGAATCGCAGATTGGAACTATCAGGGAGAGGTATCGTCAAGGCGTTTTACAAAAAACACTTGCTGAAGAATTTGGAGTTGCACGGCAGACTATTTCCAAGGTCGTAAACCACAAAAGGTTCAAGCATGTCTGAGTTAAATCTTAGGCCTCATCAGCGGGATGTGATTGAAAAAATTGAAGAAGGATTCAAAGCGGGTCATCGTTGTCAGCTACTTTATGCCGCAACAGGATTTGGCAAAACAGAAGTAGCCATGCACGTTATGTCCGAACACGCCAAGCGGGGCATCAAGGTGGCAATGGTGTTGGACCGGATTGTGTTGGTTAACCAGACCAGCACACGCCTTTCCAAGTACAACATCCCTCATGGCGTCATGCAATCGGGGCACTGGAGACACCGCCCCTACGAGAAGATCCAAGTCTGCAGCGCACAGACCCTGGAGCGCCGGGCTGACTTTCCGGACGTTGGCCTCCTGATCATTGATGAGTGCTTTCCAGGGAATACTTTAATAAAGACGGTTTCCGGTTTGAAGCGGATAGACACAATCAAAGATGGCGAAGTCATATACAATGCTACTGGTGTTGGGGTAGTCCGCTCAGTATTCTCAAAGGCGGTATCCAGCACAGTCATATTAAGGCTATCCGATGGAACCAAACTTGAATGCACACCAGACCATCCAATCTTCACCGAGCTGGGATGGCGACCCGCAGGCTCCTTGGAGAGGGGTTCGCAGTTATTTTGCAATAAAAGCGTGCGAGCTTTGTGGCAAGGAGATCCGTCCATCAATCATCAACTCCAGGCGGGAGGGCTTCGTTCCGGAGGCCGAAACTCTTTTCAACAAGCGTCGTTTTTGCGGGATATCTTGCGCCAAGAAGTCGAGCAATCCAATGCACAATGCGGAGACTCGAAAGAAGGTGTCAGACACCATCAAGCGCATCGGCCACAAACCCAAGACGAGGGGTGGCAATGGGACGGGCTTAACTGCAACCGAGAAAATGTTGTTGGGGAAACTGCCAAAAGATTGGATAGCGGGTTATGTTCTAAAGACTTTGAAGAGGCCCAGTCAGGGATATCCTCATCATTACAAATTGGACTTGGCGTTACCGAGTCAGAAGATTTGCTTAGAGCTAGATGGGGGCAGTCACGGCCCATTAAAAAGGCAAATGCAGGACAAGAAGAAAGATTCTTTGCTCCGTTTGTATGGGTGGAAAGTGTGCAGATTGTCGAACACAAATGCGGCAGAAATGTTTTTAACCTTAGAGTCAGTGGACACCCATCTTATTTTGCAAATGGCTTTTTAGTTCACAACTGCCATGTTCAGCGCCGCCAAGTCATTCAGTACATTGAGGACAACCCCGAAATAAAAGTCCTTGGCTTGACTGCCACCCCCTTCACAAAAGGCTTGGGAGACACCTACACCAATGTGGTCGGGGCAAAGCCTACGGGCGAGTTGATCAAAGACAAGTGGCTGGTTCCCCTCAAGATTTTCATAGCCAAAGAGATTGACATGACGGGCGTGGATAAGATTGCTGGCGAGTGGTCTCAGCGCGACACAACAGAGCGCGGCATGAAGATTACCGGCGATATAGTTGACGAGTGGATCAACAAGACTAACCAATTGTTTGGTGGACCGCGCAAGACCGTAGTGTTCGCCTCCGGTGTTGAGCATGGGCGTGATCTTGTGCGCCAGTTCGCAGAGCGCGGTTACAACTTTGTGTCTATCAGCTACAAGGAAGAAGATGAGTTCAAGCGGGAAACCATTGAAGACTTTAGCCGCCCTGACACTAAGATCACCGGCTTGATTGCAACCGATATCCTCACGCGCGGGTTCGATGTGCCTGATGTAATGATCGGCGTATCGGCTCGACCCTTCTCCAAGTCCTTCTCCAGCCATGTGCAGCAGATGGGGCGCATTATGCGTCCATGTGAAGGCAAGACCCACGGCGTCTGGCTTGATCACAGTGGCAACTATCTGCGCTTCCGCAAAGATTGGGATGACTTGTTTACTGATGGTGTTACAGACCTTGAAGATGGCGGGGAGGCTACAAAGAAAGAGCCAACTGAAAAGGCAAAGAAAGAAGCGAAGTGCGGCGGCTGCGGTGCGTTGTGGATTTGGCCTGACCGAGTGTGCGGTGAGTGCGGCTGGACACGACCCATGAAGGAGGTGCTAAACGTACCAGGGAAGATGATCGAGCTGGAGATGGGCAAAAGCACCACAGGAGAGAACCAAGCTTTTTACTCTGAGTTGCTGTACTACAGTCGAATGCGCGGCTACAAGGATGGCTGGGCGGCGCACAAGTACAAGGAAAAGTATGGCGCATTCCCCCGAGGGCTTGACGCAGACTTAAAGTCTCCGAGCTTTAAGACGCTCAATTGGATTAAAAGCCGCAATATCGCGTATGCAAAGGCTAGAGCATGAGATTTGAAGAGTTTGCACAAGCAAATGGCCTCCTGATAGACCATGTAGTCGAAGGCCAGTGGATGAGAGTGCCCACAGTAGATCACCCGCGAAAAAAGAATGGGGCGTACATCTTTGACGGCAGAAATGGCCTCGTGCAGAACCATGCAGTCCATGAGTCCCCGATCCGATATCTGTCGGATGAGCCTTATGTGCCCGATCCTCACGCAGCAGCCAAAAGGGAAAGGCGTATTGCCGAGCAGGCGAAGAAGCAGGCGGAGGCAGCCAAAAAAGCGGCCTTCATCTTTAACAGTGTTACAGTTGAACCGCACCCGTACCTTGTCCGCAAAGGGTTTCCCGAACCTTCCAAAGTGTGGAATGGCCTCCTGACAGTCCCTATGCGCGTAGATGGAAAGCTAGTTGGCCTCCAGCTAATCCAAGCGGACGGAACCAAACGGTTTTTGTCGGGGCAGCGTACCAAGGGTGCAAGCCTGACAATTGATAACCACGGTCCGAATGTGCTGGTGGAGGGTCTTGCGACAGGCTTATCAGTGCGCCGTGCCTTGAAGCACCTGCGGCAGCGCTACACAATTCACGTTTGCTTTTCGGCTGGCAATATGCTGGAGATCGCGCAGTCGGTGAAAGAACCGCTAGTGATTGCCGACAATGACCCGATGGGGGTAAGTATTGCTGAAAAAATAGCCTCACGCTACTGGTTAGGTGAGGCTGGAGAAGACTTCAACGATTTTGAGCAGAGGGTCGGCGTCCAGGCGGCTTCCGAGTCCCTCCGCCCATTCTTCTAATATTCACCGCGCCCCTTGCAGGTGTGGCAGGTCGTGCCTTCGTGCATCCCCTCCCCGCTGCCGTTGCAGGTTTGGCAGATGCCATCCTCCGGTATGTCTTCTTCAATGATCTTGCCGTTAAAGTGCTCGGGAATGATCCAGTCACCCCCAAAGCCCACGGCCAGCTTTTCTGCCATCTCCTCCGCATCCTCCAGCGTATCGACCTCCACAGTTGCTATGCTGTCGATCTCTTGGATTACTGCGGTGTCTGCGGCTGGGAATATGATTTTCCCGAGAATGATGGCGTATTTCATGCGGCTCACCACGATGACTGGTAGCTGAATGACCACTCACTGCCCAGCTCCCTGCTCAGCAGCTCCTTGAGTTCCTTATGGGTGCGCTTGACCTGTTCCCAGTACCACTCATCCACCTCGGCAGCACCAAAGAAAAATCCGCCCTGTGGTGGCAGCAGCTCCGCAGCCTTGTCGGGATTGGATATCACCTCAACGCATAGATCCATGAGCCTCTCCAAATCATCTCTGCCAACGTAGTATTGACGGCAATCGTCATCACCGTCCTGCACGTTCTCAACAAACCATTGGTGGATCGCGTTCGCTTTGCGCCAGTACATACCCTCGTACACCACCTCTTTTAGCTTCATCCCATCGGCTTCCGGTGCGCCAGTCACCTCTGTTGCGG